TCTCCTCAGGAGTCATGGTGGCGGGGTCCTTGCGCTTCTTCTTCTTGGAGTCTCGCGCCTCACGCTTGGCAGTCTTTGCTGCCTCCTGGACTGCCTTAACTGCATCACGGACCTTGGTGCTCAACTCAGTGCTGAGCGCCTTGAGCTTCTCAGCAAGTGCTGCGAGTTGAACATCGGAGGACTCAGATGAAGTTGCAACTGGGACAACAGTGGGTTCAGCAACCGTTGGCACGATAACCTCAGTCTTGGAGGGGACAACTGCCTTAGCAGTCTTTGCCTTGGGTTCCTTAGGTTCCTTGGCAACCTTGGCCTTAGGGGCAGGGGTAGAAGCAACCACGGGGGCAGCAACGGGGGTAGCAACAACGGTCTTTGGGGCAATATCCTTCTTGGCGGCAGGCATCTTGTTTGATTTAGAAACAGAAGAAGAGGACGACATCTTTAACGCACTGGTATACTCTTACCATCGGCGGTCATCTAAACCCTTTTACCGAGTTCGGGCAAACATTCAAAATATTTTTGTTTCAACGCATTCAATTGAATCATTGCAATGTCTGCTGAATACCCTGTACTCTTTCGAATCTGTCGAACACCTACTTCATAATCTCGAAGTGTTCGTAATCCTTGACTTTCACATTGATGAATCGTGATGCAATCGATTCCCCAACCAAAATTTGAAATCGTATAATCTAGATCACGCATTACCTTAACAATCTTTGGATGAATACACCAAAATGTACAGTCTGTATTGTCGACTCGATACAATTGCTCTCCTACACATTCATGTCGAGTTGTATACGATGTATGAAGTTCGTTTGGAGCGTGAACTCCTGCTGAATACGAATTGAATGAAATTAAAGTATTTATGAATGCAAGTTTGAAATCAGTATCCGGTGACACATCGCCTACAACAATACATAGAATCTTGTCTTTGGAAACATGTTTAATTGCAACGTTGTACTGTTTTCCATAATAATAACTATCATCTAACTGAATGGTTCTCATCTCACTTGGAAAAACATAGGATTCATCGCTATTAATAATCGTTACATCCGGAACAATGGATTGAATAAGTGGATATAATTGTTCAACGTTATCAGTGACCTTCTTCCAGTTAAAAATATAGACACTAATCGAATTAAAATCAAAACTTTGCATGATAGAATTTGTCTTATCCTCTGTAAATTCCCAAAACAAATGGTGGTGGACTTCTCTTTGAGAATTTCAACATACGTTCCTTAGCGAAAATGTAGTAAGAATGATACGCTAGCACAGGATCTTCACATTTAAATTCATCGGGCATTGCCATTCTAAATTGAGTTCGTTTTACAACTGGGAGAGGTGGAAAGTTATCGGATAACCACTCTATATGGTCTTGCGTCTTGTGTCGTTTTCCATACCGATAGGTGTATTCATTGCAAAGTGCTAATCCAAGATCTGATAACCATCGGTAGTTTTCAACCGATTCACGAATCCAAATTGAACAAGGATGATTAGGATGAGTTTTCTTATATGCGGTTGGAGGCAATCCATCTGGATCTAACACCCAGTGGGAGCAATACAGTAGTTGGGCAGTTTCAAGAATCATTTTGACGACATGTTTGTCGCAATGATACTCGGCAGCTTTGCGGGGGTCTAGTGATAATACAAAGATATTCATGGTTAAGATTTGGTTTAAATGGTTTAATCAGTTCCGTTTTATATAAAACTAGATGGAGCGTAGAGTGCTTAGGTTCTATGAATTACATAACAACAAATGGTTTCACATCATGAACTTAACACTTGAAATCATAAAGACGAAAGATAAAAGTCAAAGATATATGTTGGCAAAGTATGGTCATGATTTCTTTTTTCTAAACTCTATTTAGTTTTCTTATTATTTCAGACGCCGTTAGCATTTCTGCAGTAGGGAAATCCTTTTGAATACTCTTATTCATCTTATCTACGTATTTTTTAAATTCATCAAATGATTTCATATTAACCATATCATTTGACCAAAAATGGTTTCTAAACTCATCGAAAGGTTCTTTTTTCAATACCTCTTCAAACTCAGTCTTATATTTGCATAAGAGATTCAAATCTCTTATCAATTTACCCCTATAATATTGCTCATAGTCTTTTCTTATAAGGATATAGACTACATCAGGTGTGAATGGCAAATCATCCTTTCCTTGAAGTCCAACAAATATAATATGTTTATGCTCAGAGACTAGTGCATTAATATCTTTGATTACACCTTTTTGAACGGTATCAATCCTTTTATGTTTTTTCCAATTATTTTCGTAAATATCATCTAAGTCATACCCTTTAACTGATAAACTCTTTAAAAGTGTTGTCTTTCCTGAACCGGAAGCGCCAGTGATATACACTATCATCCTATTATATATGCTCATTTAAAATCCTCACGGGTCTAACAACGATAGATTGCTGACATCACCGAAAATACAGTACAATACGCTTCCTTTTTATCAGTCACAACTCGCATCAATATCCGCAATGAATTAATGATATAGGTCAGAGTATTTGAAGTTGTGATTTGTCGTGCAAGCATATAACGACACCATCCACGAACAGGACCTTCAACATTTTGAACATCTTCAAATAAGAATTTCCACATCGTGATATGTGACTGTTTTGATAAACGAGCAAGTTGCCTAGGTTCTACATCTATAAATCCATGATCAATAAAGGTTTGACATAAAAAATGCAATCGAGTATCAAACCGTTCATCTACATCCTCTGGTTCAGAAGGGATTTTGATTGAATGACGAATACGATATGACCAAAACTCTCGTAACCTCTGACGTGTTTCTTTATCTAATGGAACCTTTGTATATGGATTTGAAGGAGTCAATGATTTCAAAGACCAAGTCCACATTGTTCCAAAGTCAAACCACCAAATTTTCCCATTTTCTATGAAAGCAAAATATTCAAATGGATGTTGGCGATTACTTTCTTCACCCGATACAAGTTCATCATCATTTGCTAATCCTTTTCGTTTCAGAACACCTGGACCTCCAAATCGAAGACGATGCAACACTCCCCATTTTCGAGCAATGGATTGACAAATAATGATACGACGATCTGCTACCTGAACATGTTTCCAAAGTTGAACTGTTTTAGCACGAGCGTGAGTTCCACACAATGTATGTCCTTTAAGAGGATTTGCAAGACATTGTTGTGTCGATCCTTTCTTTTTAACTGCTAGACATCTATTCATTATGTGTTGTTTAGGATAGTTCTTGAAAGTGATAACCGAGTCAGGAAATGTTCGGACAAAATGGATTTACGTTTAGCAGACGTATGAACAGTATACAATACAGCACAAATGTCGGTCAATGCAATCATCAACGCTTCAAATCTCGATATCAACAAGATTTCATTCGGTGATATCCGAATCAACAAGACTAACGGTAGTAAGAGCGTCCCAATCAAGTACAATGGTCAGAACTTTCAGATGCGCATTCCCAAGATTGAATATCCAATGGGTGTTTCCATCAAGGAGACTGAGAATGGAACAAACTACACGATGCTTGCAAGTCTTCGTGGATGTGACTCCTATGCAAAGGAGCGTGCATCCGCAGAATCAGGTGAGGTAGGACAACTCTACAACTTCCTCAAGGACCTTGAGGACAAGGTCATCCACACCGCAGTTGAGAAGAGTTCCTCGTGGTTTGGTCGTGCTCGCAAGGAGGATGTCCTCCGTGACAGCATGAAGGCGCTTGTCAGTCCAAGCGTGGAGAAACAAGGTGCTGAGTGGGTTGCCAATGGCAAGTATCCTCCTAGTTTCAGAATGAAGGTGCCAGTCTACGATGGCAAGGTGAACATGGATGCAGTGGATATGGCAAATCGTCCGATTCCATTGACGACTGATAACCTAGAGACAGTGTTTCCGAAGCGAATGGAAGCGCGATTCATCGTCAGCCCGAGTATCTACGTTTCTGGACAGGGATTTGGAGTGACGTGGAGAATCTCGTACGCTCAGGTTTCTGCTCGCCAGCGTGTGACAGCATCTCAAGTGTTTGAGGCAGAGGAGGAGTCTGAGGAGACGATTCAGGTTCCAACGGAGGAGACAATTGAGACTCAAGAGGAAGAGCAGACTCAGGAAGAGGAGACTCCAAAGCAGTCAACTCCAGTTCAGGTTGCTGCACCAGTACCGGTTCCTCAGACACCTGCTCCAGTGAAGACTGCCCGCCGTCGACCAGTGGGTGCTGCGATTTAGGTTCAAACCCTAACAGTTCCCAAATACGTGATCCAGCAGGTGGAACACAGACGAATAAATCATCGTCAATCAACACTATTTTTTCCTTTGTTGGAAAGGTCAATTCAGCAGTCATGTTTTCGCATTCTAGTTTTTTCAAGGATTTGCGATTACACCCTGAACAACCATGTAGAGTGGGTGGATTCAAAATCGTTTCAAGTGTAAGGATTCGTGTATCACCATGCAAACATCCTTCTAAGAGTGTTTCAGGTGTAGTCCAATCTTCTGCAAGGAATCGTTCGACTGCAGATGGAGACAACACTGTCCAAATACTTTGACCATGAGTCCAGTTGTCTTCTTGAAGATAGGTTGCAAAAGGTGTTTCGTGGAACCATAACATACGAAAATCAGCGTGGTCTTTGAGAGAATGTTCAATAAGACCTACACGTGTTAGATCTTCATCGTATAACCAATATACGTTTGCGTGAGAATACTGTGTATCGCGGGAACCCCGATAGACATTACGATCATCCATTGTCCACAAATCAGACACGACATCAACATCGTGTTCACAAATATCTCGTGAAACTTCGTAGACAATTGCTGGGTCTAGAATAGATTGCATTACTTAAAGGATACAACAACATTGACGTCATGATGACGCACTGCTTTAGTTGCAGAACGACTCAATTCATGTCGTTTTCTACGAGTACCATTTTCATCCGTTTTAGGTTGAATACTCGTTGAACACGCCTCCATGTCTTCATGAACTGCGTCATAATGCTCTTCAAGATACTTTAGAACTTCATCTTGAATCACCCATTCAAAGAAATTGAGTTGTCCAACCGTTGTGTCTAATCCCATAAACTGAATTCGCTTCCAACGGCAGAATGGGTCAAACATCTTTTTACTATACGCCTTCAAGTGAGACTTGTAGGAAAGGTAGACAATCACATGGCGTTTATCGGTTGTCATGTAAGAGACGTTATGTTTCTTTGCATAGTTGGTCACTAACCAATCCAAGAGTCGTAAACTAATCTTAGAATTCCCTGAAAGAATTGTTTGAATCTTCTTGAAGTTTTCTTCGTTTGAATAGAATCCTTCAAGACGATGAAGAACCCAGTGATCGCGATTTTGAATGACCTCCATTTTGTATCTACTGCGGTATTCTCGCTTAAAGTGGGTCTGTAGAATAAAGACAAATGGCGGCAATTGACTCTCCTGCGATTATTATGCCTTCCGACATTCCAGTACTTGAACCTATTGAGAAGCAAAGAGAGCAAGAACCTGGTGTTTCAAAAGCAATCTGTACTTGGGAAGCAATTAATAGAATTCGTGAAGAAGGTGGAATTATGGAATCTACTACACCAGGTCTTTTTATGATGATTGACGGTGAAAAGGAATACAAGACGTTCTTAGAGATGGTTCAAGATCAACCTCAACAACCCGATCCAGTCTTTAAGGAAGGTGATGTGATTCCTACCATTGAAGACGCAGGATTCCCTCTAGATCGTCAAGATGAGATTGACGCTGAATTCAAGAAGATGTATGATGAGATGTTCAGTCGGTCCTCTGAACTAGGTGTCATGGGAGCAGGTGATTTTGAATCCTATCTTTCACAACGAAAGCAAGCGTATAATGAAATGTTCAGGCAAAACGAACTTTCGGAAGGTAAGATAGAGAACCTTAATGGAGGAGGCAATGATGTCCTTCTTAAAAGAAGATCGTCCATTCACGAGACTCAATGCACGACTACGCCGTTTCATACACCTATGTCAATCTCTAGCGCCGGGTCTTTCTCGTCGTCGCTTGAAGAGGGAAGTAATGAAAACGATGAATACACTCATGATGGGGGATCTAGGTCGTCTTTGGATGAGAGACAGAGCTTGTGAACGAACCGTTCGTCTCTACGGTAAGAATGACCAACGCACAGACGCTTGGTTAACGACTCGTGGAAAGATGATTACTGCCTCTGAGGTTTCAAAAGTCTGGCAAACACCTGCATCACGTCTTGAACTGCTTGAGAAGAAACTAGATCCTCCAATACGATCCGATGGACAGAATCCTATTCCTGCGTTGATTTGGGGAACTCGTTTTGAACCTGTTGCAAAGAAACTGTATGAAGAAACGACTGACTGTGAAATCATGGATGTGGGTTGTTGCACGCATCCAGTTCATGATTTTCTAGGAGCGTCACCCGATGGAATCATTATTCCAAAAACTGAAGACGATCCATTTCGATATGGTCGATTAGTTGAGTTCAAGTGTCCAATGTCACGTGCTCTCAAAGATGAAATCCCATCCTATTACATACATCAAATGCAGATGCAAATGGAATGTACGGGGATTGATGAATGTGAATATGTAGAGTTTCGATCCAAACAAGTCAACTTTACCGAGTGGGATGCTATCACCGAAACGAAAGGAGTCTTTGCAGTCGATGAACAAGGAAAGGTAGATTATAAACCTGATTTGGTTGATTTATGTGAATGGCAAGCGTCATTGAAAGATGGAAATCAATACATTTATTGGGTTCTTGTGAATATCAAGAAGAACTTGGTTCCTAAAGATACACGTTGGTTACCGGATCACTTTCCTGATCTAAAAGCGTTTTGGGATGATGTGCTTAAACATCGTGCAGAAGGAACTCGTCCAGAACCTTTACCTCCAAAAACGTTGACAATTAATATATGAACGAAGACATCTCCACATACGACTTGGAGGAGGTGAAAAACGCTTATTCCATTCATCAATTGTGAACTGACTTCCCATACTTGAGTTACATCGTGCGCAAATCGGAATCAGATTGTTGATATCTGTTTTTCCACCCTTGCTTTCTGGAATGTTATGACCACATTGAAAATCAAATGCGCTCATGGAATTTGTACACCACGAAACTTTGCACTTATTTTGGAATTTTGGACCTACGTGAACCAGCCATACTTGTTCACGTAGAGCTCTTGGAATTTTTGCTTTAGTAGACATTAGTTGTTCTCACTTTTTCTGCTTAAGCGTCTTTCTTCTTCGTAGTTTACGAGAACGAGTCTTTCTGCGACCTCTTCCAAGCGCAGCAAGTTCTGCTTCAATATCCGAATCAACCGGACTTGAATTACCTGGAGATTTACGATTTAACTCAAGATAGTCGTCCATCAGTTTTTCATGTTCCTTTTGAAGTTTCTCAAAGTTTTTTAGACTGACTGCGAGTTGTGTTTCACAATCTGATTTTTTTGCAAAGATTGGCATTTATTATAACTTAGATTTATATTGGTTGACTTGCCAAGGTGTTGAAATTCCAGTTGCGTTACCTACATCGTTGTTCTGAACAAAGTGATTGGTTTGTTGTTCATACGATGAATCTTCCAACTTCATTGCACGTTTTTGTTGACTTGTGTCTACGAACCTAGACTCAAATCGTTCAACTTTAAGTAGATTCAATGCAAAGGCTACTACAATCACTGCTATTAAAAACCAAATCCACTGCTTCATTGTTCATCTGCCCGAAAAAAACGAATTCACTATCCAATAAGGAACCAAAGACACAATGGAGGATAAAGCGCTTGAGACTCTTCGTATTATGCTAGGGCGCCGTAAACTTGAGACAACCACTGAGAGGGTTGAAACTGATAACAAGAAGATGGAAAAGGTAACATTATACACAGTAGGATCTATCTTGGTCTGCTTCAGTCAAAAGGATAAGGTTCTTGCTGGAGACATTACAAACATTGTTACCTTTGCAGAGGAGAATGGACATACATCAGGGGTCATCATTGTTGCAATGTCTCCGCCTTCAGACAATGTTCTGAAACTCGTCAAGTCACACGCTAAGAATCGTGTTGTTCTGTTCCACATTTGGCAACTTCAATTTGATATTACAACTCATCGAATGGCAATGCCTCATCGTATTCTGACAGAAGACGAAAAGACAGGTATTCTTGAAAAATATAAGATTGCCTCTGCCGATCAGTTGCCTGCGATTGATTCACAAGATACAATGGTCAAGTGGGTTGGAGCCATTCCAGGAGATGTCATTGAGGTTACACGACACTCCGATACAGCAGGTAGAAGTTTATATTACCGCCAATGTGTTGAAAATGTAAACGCAAGTGAATAATAATGAACGCTCTTCAACAGACGTATGTAATAAAAAAGTCCGCCTATGAAACCATGATTGCATCCAGCAATCCAAATGTAAATGAACTCAAACGATTAAATATTGAACTTTCTAATCTCTTGACACAAATGCTCACCGAACTTGCAAAGGTCAAGCAAGATGCTGGACATATTGAACAGTATCGAAATGACTTAGTTCGCAAATTAGTTGTTATTCAAAAGGACTATACGACTTTGCTTAATGAACGTGAACAACTACATACATTACGAGCGTTGCGCGCTCACGAAGAAACAAAGTTCAATGCAGCATTTTTCTGGTATGGTCTTGCGTTTACAATCGTAGTCATTCTCTTCTTTTTCATCCTTCTTTGGAAAGGTCATAAAGCAACCACAAGTCCAACAACAACCAGCAGTGCAACGACGATGCCTCCTTTTACATAAAGATATGTTTGGTCAACAGGTTGAACTTGAGGGGACGTAGTGAGACGCTTTGAAAGTTCATACTCGCCTTGTATTTTTGGACCTACCCTTTGAATTTCCTGTGATTGTTCATGTAACTTGACTAATTCAGGGTTGTCATCGCTATAGTTTTGTAAAAATCCTTGAATATAATCCTTGTCTTTACCCACTGTTTGTTGTAGAGTTCCTATCTGTCTATTTATTTCATTGAGAGCTCTTTCATACGCGGTCTTATTTGCAATGTTCCCTGTTACGCGAAATGCAACATAATTATCATTGTAGACACTTAGTAGTCTAGTAAACTCTGGAGAGACAACACTCATTATCTTCTTGTTCCTAAAACAAAATGCCTACTTCTCCATTTGGTCAGGTAAATCCACCCGTTCGTCGTGCAATGGTTGGAGACGCTTCTGAACACACTCGTTTTATTCGAATGTCCGCTACACTTGGACCCTATAGGACCATGAATCAAGCAGCATCCCCTAACTTGCTTGGATGGAGAGATATGCAAGCGTCTCGTGATGCACGAGTGATGATGTCTATCTTGGGAACTTACAAGTCTTTTATTCCGAACAGGTAAACAATGGAGTATTCTAAAATTCAATCTGAATATGCTGGGTTTAGTGCAATTGCAGACGCTGGAAAGAAGATTAAGACAGTCTCAGATAGTCTCAGAACTCCTCGTCCTCCAGTTCAACCAAATCCAATTCACGATGAACGTTCCAAAATTTTGAATCCTCCAAGTATGCTTGTCATTCAAGTTGCTTTGTTTACTATTTTACTTTGTTTGGTTGTCTTTATGGTCGTTCCACAAGCCTATGCAACCAATCTTGTATTTTTAACTCTTTGTGTAGGCGTGTCCATTGGATTCTATCTAAGTAGTAGATAATGATAATAGCAGGATCTTCTCTATCATGTCCATCTGGATTTGTAGCGTCTCCAAGTGGAATGACATGTGTACTTCCATGTCCTGAATCAAAGAACTATGAAATGTCGTCGACAGGAAGTACACTATTTTGTACACACAAAGGTGATAAAACAGTTAGAGTTCCATTAACTGCAGTACCTATGTATATGGCTGGAGGTCAGGGTCAACCACCAATGAATGCGAACCCGGTTGTTCTTCCTAACAATCAAGTGTATAGTGCGGAGATCAATCGATTCAACAATGCAATGGCAGTTGCAGATGCAAACATTGACAAACAAACCAAAATTAATACCGCTTTCAATTCTCTTCAAGCAGCAGAGAATGCACGTGATGTTGCTCCAGACGCCTATCAACAAGCAAGGATTGCCTATTATACTCTCATTAAAGGTGATACGTGGATTAATGATGAAAAGACTCGAATTGGAAAAGTAGAAGCAGAACCTGTCATTCGAAACTACCTTTCAAATTATTCAGAACTGTCTCAGCAAATTAACACACATAAATCAACCATTGAAACTGTGAATGGAATCAAAGATAAGGTCCTCACTGTGAAAGATGATTTACAATATTCAGTTTCTGCATTTCAACGTCAATTGGATGCAATTCGAAATCAAATGAATATCAACAAAAAGAAACAGATTGAAACGGTTCAACAGACAACTTCAACGATTGATACAGTATTGAATTGGTTAATGATACTTGGGACCTTTCTAGCAATCTTCTTCGTAGTTCGGTATTTAATGAGGAAATCTTTGAATACGACCTCTTCAGTTCAAACTACTTCTGACTATGATAACTTCTTCAAAAACTTTGCGTTCGTTGTTCCACGTCCTCCTCCTGCTAGAGTGTAATGGAGGTCTCAGATCCACGCACAGTTGCCGATTTTCAAAAAACAACCTTTTGCGGTCATCCACGAACACACGTTGTGAAGGTTCTCCTCCAAAACGTGCAGTTAGGTCATGCAGATTATGCATGTTATTGGTCTCTTGAACTTTTATGTTCAGGATTAGTTCATAGTTTATGGGCAACTCTCTTTGATGCAGCAGCACTTCATATTAATCGAGCCAATCCAAATGTCTTTTTGTATTTAGCGTCAGCGTATGAACGTTATGCTCCCATTGAACAAGTCTTTACAGTTGGAACCATGACCTCTATACGTAACAATCCAGATGTTCGTCAAATTATCTGCGAAGTCGCGGCAACTCTTTCGATGTGTCGCAAAAATAAATTGCCGTCTCTTCCAACAATCAAACCCGTGCATGATTTTGACCCTCAGACCATTCAAGAACATCTCAAGGCTCCCTCACAATTATTTGGTCGTCTCTCGATTCGTCCCGCGGATCCACTCCCGATTGCGGTTCCTCTCAATGAATTCGTGTATTGTTTGCGATCCGATGTCCGAGATGTCACCCGAGCCTTATATTGGATGGCTTGGGTCTTCGCCTACTGTCGAGAACATAAGAAACAGACTAAACAAGCGCTCATCTTTGCAAACCGATTTGACGAGTTCGTTTCAGAACCACATGGAGCTCATCCAGTTTGGATTTTTTGGGATGCCGTCCGTAAACAAACTCAAGCGCACGCACGACCCGTTATCGATATCCTCTATAAGATGTATTGTTTACGATGGAGTCCAACAGAAGCAAAATCAAAACAACACTTATTACTTGCCGCAATTGTGATTGTCTGTGAAGGAACAACGTTTGATGCAACAGTCGTTAGTGGAAATACGATTGCTGTGTCTACAGTCTTACAAGGAATGCCTGGATGGATTGATGCGATTGTTCGAATGCAGAGAAGTTTTACATAAAATGGAATTATTCAGTCTTAAACTATTGGATATAAGTTAAGAATGCTTTATATTCCAGAAATCTCAGCCTCAAAAGTAGCAGCTCTCATTGGGCTTAATGCGTATCAAGCGCCTCATGAAGTCATGTATGAATTGCTCACTAAAAACGCACCTGCAAATGCACAGATGAAACACATTGAAGAAAATGAGTCACGGATTTCCATGAACAAACTTAAAAACATTGTCTTGGCAACACCTGCGATTAAATCCATTGTATTTCAAGGAGTTCAGGATTGTGAAGGACGATCAGACATTACAGAAACCTTGAATGATATTGAGGCAAAGGCAAGGGTCGTGATTGATCTACGTCATTCCGATATTGCTAGAGATGTCAGGTCTATCTTAGTAAGTGAAGTCAGAGGAGCAGTTCAAAGGAACCGAGGACTTCGTAATGAAGACGCAATCTTGAACGCATATGAGGTTGAACAAAAGGTAGAAGTGAAAGAGCGAAATACAAAGACGTTTCGCAAAGTATACAGTTCCTACAAACTTGTAGGACGCACAGACGGATATGTCAAGGAGCATAATCGCATTGTGGATTCAAAAGCAAGAACAAAATGGCGTAATGAAGTTCCAATCTACGATGAGATTCAGTTGCGTGTCTACATGGAGTTGTCTGGAGCAACCGAGTCTGAATTGGTTGAGTCATTTCCAGATGGACGTACTCGCAATACAAAGTTTACAAACGACGCAGATAAATGGTCATCCATTAATACTGCTCTACTCCAAGCAGCAACAAAGATTAATACAGCAATTGAGGACCCTGTAGTTCTACGTGAAATCGTTTTCGCAAACACGGTTGGAGTTTAAGTATGAAGATCCTGATCGCTGACAAAGTCCCCGAAAAGTATGCATCTCAAAAAGGAACTACCTATGAAACACGATTTATCTACACTGGATTAGGACGATACAATGAACATACACAGTGTATGGAATGGATTGAAGTGGATCCAGATGGTTCACACTCTTTTTCAATTAAATCCTATACACTTGAAGTTCTTTCACGATCCTATCATGTAGAACATGCACGAGTCACCGTATATTCGGAGTCGCCTCGTGTATGGAAGGAAGAGATAGGGTTAGAGTGTTTCTTTTTTTATGAGATTGTGCACGAAGGACCGCAACCTAACTTTTGAGCGTGAACTGCAACGACTTCCTTGACCTCCGACACTGAGATAACGCCATCTCCATCTTTGTCAATCGATGATAATGGAGACTTGCGAAGTTCAGCAAGTAGTTCTTGAATTGCCATCTTCATTACGTCCTTGATCATTCTTTCAATCTCATTCTTCATTTCTTCTGAAACGAGAGCAGCAACAGGTTGAACGGCTGTATCTACAAGTGTTCCAGAAACTGTCTCGATGACATTCTCTACAGAAGCGTCCACTTTAACATCTTCAATTTTAATTACAGTCTCTGACATTGCGGTTTGTTCTATGCTTAGAAAAGGTCTTGAATATGTAAATGGACGTCTGGAATTTCCTATCCGTCGGAGTCTCTACTTTGGTTCTACTAGTGGTTATCCACCTAGCAGTCTTTTATGTCGTCAAGACATTGTATCCTCCTCGCGCACCTATGCAACAACCTCAAGTTCAATTTCAACCAGAACCTATACTCATTCAACCACCACCTCCAGTTGCTCCTGAAATTCCACTGGTGACCACTAAACTTCCGCCTCCAGTAGATACACGAGATCCCGGTCCGTCTCGTCCTACAGCACCGACTTTCAGTGAAGCGCCTAAAGAGAATGAAGTGAAACAGTCGGTCAATGTTCCAACGTATGAAAGTCTCTTATCGTCTGTCACCGCTAGTAAAGAAGGGCAACCCAATCTCGGACCCATGTCAGGTCCCACAAATTAGTGGAAATCCTGGATGGATTTTTCTCACACATGACCAAGATGGAAGTGCTCATGCCTCCTTTATGGATTCAAAATGTGAGAGATCTGAAAAACTTGCTCTGGTCATGGATGAGCGAGTCTGTTGCGATACCATTTTTAGAGCAGTTCGCTTGGCGCCCAAACAGTATGTGGTATACGATCTCTTGGTCTTGAACGGTAGTCGTGTTCATGACGTTCTAACTTTTTCACAACGTCAACAACGGATTGCCGAACTACTTGAACTCTTTCATCATCCTGATTTGGTTTCACTGACAACCATTGAAGATGCTCCAATTGGATGTCATGTTCGTGGATATGAACAATACGACGATGTCCCTGGAAGTATCGGAGTCTTTGTAGAACATCTTCCCAATACAAAGTAAATGTCTTGTTCAATGAAAGGAGGACGTTCTCGTAAAATGCGTGGAGGTAATGGATATGGTGTGGGTCAACCCATTTCAGTCGGTGCACTTGAATATGTTCCTAATATGACTTCAGTTCCCGATGGTGCCGCCTACAAACCCACAGGAGGTCGTCGAGGCAAGTCTCGTAAGGGAAAGGGTCGTTCTCGCAAGACTCGTAAGACTCGCAGGACCCTTAGAATGAAGGGTGGTGGTTCAGTTTCCAATGTCGGATATGGGTTTGCAGGAGAAGGAGCACGTGGACTCGCAAACTATGGAGGGTATGCATCCAATCTTCCTCCCGGAGGTAACTTTGCGATTCCTACAGGAACTCGTTAAGGTTTGTAGTCTGAGTAGTTTGCATACCGAGAATCTACCGATTTGAAACCATTTTCAGTACCTCCCTCTGTATCTGAACAACCATCTTCGGTTGCGACAATTTGAGGCATGACTGCGTAGGAATTAAATTGGTCTGATTTCTGAAGGACACGTACACAATAGTTATCAATTGCCATTGGCATTTCTGCTGCATACACATTGACCATATGGTTCATCATGGTTTCATTAACTGCGTATGCCATGGTTGTCCATAAATTACTTGCTTTTGCAACTCCTTCTTGAAGTACATGTGGATCCATTAATCCATAACTCCAATAGGACATACATTCAGAAAGAGGAATATATCCAAAATACAACAGATCCCAATTGGATGGAACACGTTGCATAAACGTTCGAGTATTTGCGTCACTATTGATATGAATACGCGTATCGTCTTCAAGCACTAGAATCTTTTTCTGACCTCGCGCTAGAGCAAGAGCATAGACTGAACAATGTGCGAGTGCACATGCAATATGGTAATGATTTTGAATATCCGTTCCATCATAAGAATTTTTCAGTTCCCAATATCGTTTAAAAAAGACAGCAGGAACTCCATTGACAAATTCCACTTGAATTCCAGATTCATCAAATCTTCGTTGCATCGTTGTTCGTCGTTCAGTTCGACTAGGTAAGTTAATACAATAGACTCCATCAAAGAGTTCATTCCATGCATGTGGCATTACTTAATCAATAGACCTTGATTCTTGCGAACTACCGCATCTGCAAATACATAAGGCATATAGGTCTGATCATTGGTGACAATAAAGGGTCCTCCTACTGCTTGACATACAAAAAACATTCGTTGAACTTGAAATCGAAGGTCTGTGTATTCACAAAAATCTCTCCAAACCTGATAGGTCTTCACTGCCGTTGTAAAGAGTACAATAGGATCGCCAAGACCAATAAATAGTAAAAAGAGTGTAATCAAAGGCATGAGAATCATGTCATTGAATAAAGTCACTGTATCCGCCCAGGAGTCTGGAGCACATACTTTGCGAAGTTGAATGTATCGTTCTGCAGCAACAAATGGATTACTTGGAAGTGAAATCATCTGCAACAATCCTTACTCCGTGATCCGGAAACTTTACCTCCTCAAGTGTCCGAGTATCGATGTACATGATTTCAGTATTATGGTGTGGTTGAATCAAGTGTAGAATCAGGTCTAGTTGAATCGTATTTCCAACTACCATGTACTTTTGTAGTGCTGAAGTCAAGTCAACTTCAGTAGTCTTGTCTCCAATCCAAAGCCATGGAACATAAGGCTTGCGCTTGAATGGATTGGTTTCATTGCGAACAATTTCCTCTCCTTCGTAGAAGAGATGGCATTTCTTCTCACCTTCTTCATTGACCCACTCTTCAATAAAGATGCCATCTTCAGGAACACGCTCATAGTCAATGTCGTCTGAATCGTATTCATCTGAAAGCATGTAGTGAGTAATTGTGCTCGTGTGTGGTGTTTCAAAGAACCATTTGACTAGCGAACAGAGTGTCTTATAAACGCGGATTGAACAGAAGATAATTGAATACATTTTAGGTTTCTATATTGTATGTGATGTAGCGGGAACCAATTCCATTTTTTCGCCCGAGATGAACTTTTCCTTAATGACTTGTCCAATCACAATTTCATCAAAGTTAGTACCGATTGCAATTGCAGTAGCAAGTGAAGTGATGATAAAGGGAGCAGCAATCACAAACCATGAGACAACACCCAACCCTATTCCACAGAAGATGTCCAATACAATAACAGTTGCAATTCCAAGAATAAATTTGATAGTGAATGTTGCCCACATTCCAAGGGACGCATCCAATCCTAGTTGAACGGCTAGGAAAATCGCATAAAGCAACGCAGGCGGGCATAAATCTTCAATAAAACGCATCTTCAGATATTACAACTAAACAAGAAAAAGATGGACGACGCTACTATGGTTCAACAAATGACTGGATGTTCGGAAGAAGAAGCAAAGACTGCACTGCTTAATCATGAAACTGTATTGGACGCAATTGAATCACTGATTCCTGCGAATCCAGTGAACTCAGGCGCTAAATATATTCCACCCAAACCTACGATTCAAACTGGAATGGATGAAGAACAGGCAGCAATTTGCGCTAGAGGACGTTGGTTACAAGATAAAGTTAACGCCGTATTCTCAGTCGCCCACTCGAAAATCCAAGAGCAGACCCCTCCGGTATCCGAGCAGCAGACATCTCCCTTAAAGGTTGATCCTTCGATTGAGACTGTGCAAAAGGTTGAGATACCCGAATCTGAACGGGATGCTCACGTGTAAAAACTTCTACCATATCCGCAATTCGATTTGCTTCTGTGAACAAGTTCATGGATTGAATATGACTTTTAGACTCCTCTGATTTAGTTGCATAAGCAGTTTCATCATCTAACGACTGAATTGCAGAAACCCAATCTGAAACAACGTCTCGTTCACATGGAATTCCTACAGGTTGAATCCATGCATGTAATCCCTCTGAACTACCATTTGGAGCTGATGGATTCGCAGCAGGTTTTGAATAGACTACTGGAATTCCATTGTACATGGCTTCAATTCCAATTCTTCCAAAACTCTCATAGTAACTCGGCATCAACAGAATTCGAGTTTGTTTGAGAATCTCGCGAATATCGTCATTGAAGGGAACCCAAGTAACGTTATTATGTTTTGGACGAGGAACCGCTAATGTCTGATCAGCATTTCCACCATAATAGGGTGAAACAGCAAGAAACTTTCGGTCTGGCATTGCATCTGCAAGGGCAATAAATTGAAGAACTCCTTTATTGTGATTAGCGTTCACAAGTGTGATATGCTTTCCTTGAAATGGTTCTGTAATCGCAATCTTGCTTTCGTGTAAAATTGGACGGACCATAGATGTACGAACAATATTAGGTGGCCAAGGAATCACAGAATTACGATAATTGATTTCCATAATTGAATTGACAAACATAAGCATCTCTACCCATTTAACGTTTCGTCCAGGATTATTATGGACAATTGCTCGATAGTTTCCATCAAAATGACAGGTTGCAATAATTGGGCGATGATATCCACGATCATTAATCTTACGAACTTCAGGTAAGGCAGGAGAATGCGGACAAATCCAGACTTGACTTGAATCTAGTAAGGCATTATTGGCAGTATAATGCATGAATCTAAAACTACGATAGGTTCCTCCATTCATACCTTCTTTGGGGACTTCAAGTGTCATGAAAACTACATCATGACCCCGCCTTTGAAGTTCAATCCCAAGATCGATGTCGTGTAAAAATGCACCACATAGATCTGGCATACGCCCTGCGAAAAAGAGAATTTTCATTATTATGAGTCATTAGTTCGTTTCGTCTGAACTAAGCGTGTTGCATCGCCACCTCGAGTCCAGTCATAAATCCAATTGTTAGGATTTGAATATTCAGATTGCTTAATGTCAATCAAAGGTTGATAGAAGTTAGGAATGGCTTGGTCCATGACTGAATTTGCTTCTTTGCGATTACGAATCATTGCACTGTGAATCAAGTTGGATTCATCATTCACTGCTGAAGGATCTCCTCCTCCTAGATCGGGTGTTGTGGCAAAGGGGCGCGCCCACAATTCATGTTTTCCTTTTTGTCTCCATGCACCTGGAATACCCCACTTTAACTCGGTATTTGTATCTACAGCACAACCACCACCAGGTTGACCAAATCCACCCATTGCAATAAATCCAGGTTGATCTGCCATTGCTGAGGCAGGATTCAACGTGTCTGAGCACGCAGCACCCATTCCTGTTGTCTGACGTGTCAATGTATCCGTATTTCCTACTTGCTTAGCAGAAGTATCATACTCATCTGAACGGATTCGTGTGGGTGCGTTAAACCAGTCTACTGAATTCGTTGAGAACATCTCTTACCTTGACACACAGAAAAAACGGACTTGGATTACTTTAAGGAACTATCTGTAACTGTATTACAATGATTCTACAACCCGTTGATTGGTATGAACATGACGTAGACGGAACGTATGTAATTGAAGTCTTTGGTCGTCTTGAAGACAAGTCGGTTGTATGTGTTCGCTTAACTGGATTCAAACCTTACTTATATTCTCATGAAAAACCGAATGTAGACGCAATCTATGAAGTATCCAATAAGAAATGGGTACAGAAATTTGGACCCAAAAAAGGAGAGCAAGAGTATGCATTCAAACTCAGTTCCAAAATTCACGAACACATTGCTCCAACCATTGCCAAAGTTGAAAAGTATGATACAATGGCTGGGTTTGGTGGACTGAAGAAACTGTCAATTTGGAAAGTAGAGTGTGATTCTCTTGCTAGTTTCTCAGCGTCCAAGAAATGTATCAAGGGTGTTCAATATGAGAGCAATCTACCTCCCTTTCTACGATTCTTCCATGAACGACATCTAGGTCCTGCTTCACCTTTGAAGTTGACACATTGTTCTGAAATTGAAATACCCTGTAATCAAGAAGGTGAACCACTCTATTATGTAGACTCGTTCTACACATGTTCCTATAAGAATGTAGAAGCGTGTGAAGCAGTGATTCCACTGTTAGTGGCTTCCTATGATTTGGAAATGTGTCCTTCAGGGGACAGTAATCAGTTTCCAGTTTCCTCTAAAGATCCAATCATTCAAATAGGTGTCTCCTATCGCAGGTCTACCGATATGATTACACCCACTGCAAGAACTGTGTTTGTATTGGGCGAATGCGCGGATTCGGGTGATGAAACCGTTGAGTTTGTCTCTTGCAAGACAGAACGAGAGATGCTTCTCATGTTTGCTGATGAAATACGAGAACTGAATCCAGACATTCTGTGTGGATACAACATCTTTGGTTTTGATGACGCATACATTGAAGGACGAATTGACAAACTTGGAATACGAGAAGAATTTGAAGTATCACGTGTCAAGACGAAAGAATCGGAGTGGGGTGAAAAGAAGTTTGAGACCAAGAAGACTGAATTAGCAGCAGGTAAGTTTGACTTGAGATACTTAACACTTCGAGGTCGTCTAGGGGTTGATTTGCTCTTGAACATGCGTCGTGAACATAGTTTGGACAATTTCAAGTTGGACAATGTAGCGTTTACGTTTCTTCGTGACAAAGTAGTCAGTTACGCAGACAATCACATTACGACTAAAAGCACTCGTGGTCTTCGAAATGGTAATTACGTTCGATTTGAATTGGTGGGAAACACAAACGATCCAGTCTATGACGGTGAAAAGTTTGAAGTCTATGATGTTGAAAAGGGTGGATTCAAAATCAAATGTGATGAGGCGTTGTTCACAGACTTTACATCTGAGGAAATGAAGCATCTTGAATGGTCCTTCTCAAAAGACGATGTATCGCCTCAAGAGATGTTTGAACTTCATAGACGAGGTGGACCGGATGGACGAGCGCGAATTGCTCGCTACTGTATTCAGGATTGTGACCTAGTTGCAACTCTCATGGGAAAACTAGATACACTTGTGAATGCACGAGGTATGTCCGACGTATGCAAAGTACCAATGCAATATGTCTTGACACGAGGACAGGGAATTAAGATCTTCTCAGCAGTTGTCTACTACGCATCGCAACGAGACCAGATTATCCGAACTCAACATGCAATCGAAGGTGAAGGAATTGCTTATGAAGGTGCGATTGTATTGCCACCTCAAATTGGTATGTATCTTGATCAACCTATCTCTGTTCTAGATTTCAACTCTTTGTATCCGACCAATATGATTGCATACAATCTGTCTCCAGACACATTGGTTTCAGTTCGTCATCTAGACACAGAAGGATTCACAACTGAACGAATGGGATTAACCAAAGAAGAAATCCTTCAATACGAAGAGAAGGGATATATCTTTGAAGAAATTGAATACGATCGAAGGGAAAACGATGAGGTAGTTGGAAAGACAATCTGTACCTTCGTGCAACCCAATGACAATCCAATGACATTAGGAATTCTCCCTAAAACATTGGACATCTTGCTAAAGAAGCGTAAGGAATTCAAACAAAAAATGGAGGATTTACAATATGATGAAGCTCAGCGATCTGTGTTTAACGGCGCTCAACTTGCATACAAGGTTGTCGCAAACTCCATTTATGGACAGGCAGGGGCAAGGACCTCTCCCATTCGCAATATGTTTGTTGCCGCATGTACGACGGCCGCTGGACGAAACGCTCTCTTCAACGCTAAACGGATTGCCGAAAGTGAATTTGGTGGAAATGTGGTCTACGGAGATACAGACTCCATCTTCATCAAGTTTCCAACCAAAGATGTTGCAGAATCCATTCGAATGGGCATTGCATGTGGAAACAGCATATCCAAACAGATGCGAAGACCTTATAAAATTGCTTATGAAAAGACATTCTATCCGTTCATCCTCTTTTGTAGGAAGCGTTATGTGGGGATGAAATACGAAGAAGACCCGAATCCTGCCAAAGCAAAGAGAATGTCTATGGGGATTGTCTTGAAACGACGTGATAACGCACCGATTGTGAAAGATATCTTTGGAGGTGCTTTGGATATCCTTCTATTGGAACGAGACATTCATAAGGCGCAGACATTTGTCAAAGAAATGCTCATTAAGGTGTTGGAGAACAAGGTTCCACTCGAGAAGTTCATTGTGAGCAAGTCTTTGCGAGATGACTATGCTGCAATGAAGGAGGAATACAGTGGAAGCGCTACATTACCTGCACACCGTGTTCTTGCGGATCGAATGGAAGCGCGAGATCCAGGCACAGCACCCAAAGTAGGAGACCGACTTCAGTACCTCTATGTTGCTGAGAACAAACACAAAACAAAGCAAGGAGACCGTATTGAACATATTGACTATGTTCGCGCTAACAAATTGAAACCAGACGTGAACTTCTACATCACTAATCAAATTCAAAATCCAGTGGCTCAGTTGTTTGCACTGTGTATTGAGCAATTGGAAGGATACAGTTCACCTAAGAAGGAATCGTATACACTCATCTATCAACGTGCGCTAGAAAAACACAAAGACGCAGAAGAAGCAACATTGGCTACATTAAAAAAGAAGGAGGACCAGTTGGATAGTTTAATGTTTCTAGGTTCACCCACTCTTAGCAAAATTGTTAAGGCGTCAGTCAGAGGACCCATGGACGCCTTCATTAAACGGTAAGACATTTACGTATTTCACCCGTAATACATCAATGTCTGAAGCTACTATATTAGATGTTCTTCAAACAATGTTAGAAACTGAAAGAACCTTCCTACAAACTCTTCGTTTTTTACCAGATGAGCGTGCAACTCTAGTCTCTTCACAACAACGAAACTCAGCAGCAATCATAACACTTTTGCGGAGTTATTTACTTACAAGAGGCAGTGAAGCAACCTTTACAATCCCCATTCGATTTCCTGTTCCTGTAGGACCCTCTTCATGGACTGATCCAGTTGTAGTCCGCCCAACTGCAGAACAGATTACAGCAGCAACTAGTGTAGCAGGACTTCTAAGTGATGACAACTGTGCAATTTGTCAAGAGGTCATGGACGGTCCAGTGACACGAATTAACTATTGTGGTCACATGTTTCATCCAAACTGTATTTCAGAATGGTTCACTCGAAGCGTGTTTTGCCCAAACTGTCGTCATGATATTCGTGAGACAGGTCCACCACAAGTTCACACACCACCTATACGTCAAACTCGTGTTCCACCTCCTGGAGTTGGAAGAAGAAGGACAGTTAGTAGTTTGATTTCGTCATTAACAGAGGATGAAATGATGAATATGAATACCACAATTTTTGATTCAACACGTAACTTACCTCGGGTGAACAGTCCGTCGGGCGGGTCACCGTTGGAAGAGAGTCGGATTTCCCATACTGAAGATACTGAAGAATCCGACGAACATCATGCTTGAATTGTTTCGCAAGGTCTGCGACGTTTTCATTGGGGAACAACGATTGTAAGTCAGCAGGTTTAGGTGGAAAGCATCGTACAAGTTCAACTCTTGCATTGTTCTTCACAATGCGTGGCACTTCATTGCAAGTCATAATCACTGGAATACGACACTCATCACTGGTCATCCATTCGGTGAGTTTTCGCTGTGCGTGAGGGTCTGAACCGTCAATCTCGTCTAAAATCAAACACATGGTTTTTTGATCTCCTCGAATGAGGGATGAAATCGTCCGTGGATATTGACATGAGTTAATCAAATTTGAAACATCTCCATGACTTCGCATAGACTGACTTGCGTTAATTTCAATCGGTTCCATTCCAACAGTTCGAACTGACGCTAACGCCATGGTCGTTTTTCCAATACCCGGAGGACCGTATAAAAGAACTACAGAGCGATAGGGTTTTGTAGTGAGATAATCAGTGAGTCGTTGCTTAACATCAGAGTGTCCAACCACTTGATTCAAAAATTCAGGACGACGAGTTTCGCTCCACATACTCCTTCTTCGTCTGTCCAGAGAAAATGCTTACTAGACTGAACACAATGGAGGCACCACGCCATGTATTGCGAAGTTTGTTTAGAGACACTAGTTTTCCATTAGTGGATCATCATTTGGCTTCATTCAATGCGTTATTGGACACAAGTATTCCAACCTTTATCAAAGTTTCCAATCCATACTTACTTGAATTATCCGATAAGCGTCAAATCCAAATCTACATTGGTGGAAAGGATGGAACTAAGATTTCATTTGAAGCGCCTGTAGACGAACGTGGAGCACCCATTGTTCCTCATGCATGTCGTCTTGATACTATGAGTTATGCATTGACATTTCGAGCTACAATTGAAATTGAGTTTTTGTTTCCAGATTCACTTCCAGAGACTAAGGTGTTTGAGAATATCGTGATTGGTCAGATTCCATTGATGCTTCGAAGTCGCAATTGTTATCTGACTGCAATGGATGGATATGAAGTTGGTGAATGTAAATATGAACTAGGAGGATACTTTGTGATTGATGGTAAGGAACGTGTTTTATTGACACAAGAACTTCTTGGAAACAACATGATGTATGCAGGTGTTCGTAAGAAGAAGGCAGTGCAAGATACTGAGGGAACTGGTCTTACCACTGGAGCAGGATTTGAAGAACCCAATGAGTATTATGTAGGTATCAAATCCATCTCTGAGGATGGAAGCAAAGGTCCTTCATCTCATTATCTCATTCTACCCTCTCCCAATACATTTCAAGACACTCCTCCACATTACGGACGTGATAGGCGTCTCTGTGTCATTCAACTTCCTGGATTTGCACAACCGGTTCCAATCTTATCTATCTTTGCAGCGTTGGGTCTGACTTCAGACAGAGATCTCTACGAAACAATTCTTGCAGGTATTCCAGATCAAGACCGATTAGCATATGACGATACATTCGCGCAACTCGTGTTCAGTCATAAGCGACATCTAGGTAGTCGAACTAATTTAGAGATTCTCGAACTCAGTACGAAACGTAAACATAAATCCGAAGTGATTGAAAACATTTATGAATTGCTCTTTCCTCATATAGAGAAGTCAGAGATTCCAGGTGTAGTCTTTCGTCGTAAGGCATATTTATTAGGACAGATGCTTCGAATGGCAATTGATGTATCACTAGAACGAACACCTCCTTCCGATCGTGATAATCTTGAATTCAAACGTTTCAATACATCTGGAGATCTCATGTTCCAAGAATTCCGTCGTATCTATCGCGAGGTAGCGAAGGAAATGTTGTTGAAATTGGATTCACGTCTTCAGTTTGAGAAGAAGTCCTATGAAGGTCGAGCAATCATTGGACTTGTAGAACGTGAAACACTAGGAATGTATTGGAAATCCTACCGAATGATGAATGAGTTTGTGAAATCCTTCAAAGGACAATGGGGAGGTCGTGATGGTATTGCTCAAGAGTTGTCTCGTCTTTCCTATGTTGGATATCTGTCTCAATTACGACGAACTGCTTTACAAATTGAACCTTCAATGAATACTGCTCCACCTCGTAGATTGTATGCGTCTCAATTTGGTCTTACTTGCCCTACAGATTCACCAGACGGTTCAGGTATTGGACATATCAAATCACTTGCGATTCTTGCAAAGGTCTCTACCGCTTTTCCATCAGAGACCATTCGTAATCTTTTGTTTGGTATACCGTTCATGCGTAGAATTGAAGATGTACATCCATCGACTTGGATGCCCTTTTGGACTCGTGTCTATGTGAACTCAGACTTGGTTGGACTCTGTATTGGCGATACAGAGGAACTTCATGTGAAGTTAATGACTGCACGAAGAACTGGAGTGTTCCGATTTGATGTTTCACTTGCGTGGAACCGTCTTGCAAACGAGTATTGGATTACCTGTGATGCTGGACGTCCAGTTCGTCCAGTGTATCGTGAAGGTGTGACTCAAGACATGGTGTTGTCAGCAAAGACTTGGCAAGATTTGACTGCATTGATGGACTTTGTAGACGCTCGTGAATCTGGTGTATCTCGTTTCTCATTGACTCCTTTCGATCCTAAACTTAG